TTTTAACTTCACCGCAATAGTATATATCATCAAAATATGGTGATTCAGTGTACGAATAAACTAAATTAGCGGGGTCAACATAATCAACAACAACGCCCTCTGATTTGCTAAATCTATTTTTTACAGCCCCAATACCTATAACAGATAGGTCGTATATAACTCTTTTCTTTGTTAAATCATAATTATTACCCTTTAACAAAGTCTGTATTGCCTGCTCTTCAGCTAACTCTACAGCTTGTTTATACGTTAGCTGCATATGTAACTCTAATTCTTCTTGGCTATCGGGTAAAAGATCTGGATTGTTTTCAAAAAGATTAATACCAAATTCTGCTTCTGCAAATTCGTTTAGCTCTTTGGTCTGCATATCACGTATAATGGATTCCATATAAGCAGTTCTTTTGCTTACACCATAAGGATCTTGTGAATAAGCTTTTATATCAAAAGACCTTTCTGAAATACCATTAACCAATATGTCTACAAATTTAGAAATAATTGGTACTGGTTTCCAATCTAAATTAAGATATGATAAATCCCCATTTATTGATAATTCATCTTTATACTTTTGTATTGGCTGTTCGCCTCTTGCGTATAACCTTAAATGATGGAATGTATTTTGATTGCTTCTATATCTCGAAGTACCGGAGTCCGATTTAAACCACTCGTCCTGAATAGCTCTACCTACCCGAAGGCCATACTCTGATGACATTTTTTCTTCGTCACTAGCAACTTGGCTAGGAAAAAAACTTTTTACAACTGACTCAGCCATACGTTATTTTATTATTTTCGATATTGTACCGCTATTTTTATATTTAGCAATATTTAAATTTAACTTTTGTTTTTGAACAGGGGCAACTGGCCTATATAAATGCCTATTACAGGCCATTATAGCAAGGCCTGAACTTATAGCGGCGTCAAACTTTGTTCTTTTATTTATATCAAATTTTGCCCAATCGTTTAAGGTGTTGTTGAAATACATGTCCCCATATTGACCATCTGCTTTTAAACCTACGTATTTATCTATATAAGCTTCTATAGCAGCTGCGTGAGCTTGTTTAATATCTTCGCTGGAGTTTGGAATTCCACCTATTTCTTTTTCAGCTACCGATAACTTATTCCATATCTTATCCGGTCTGTTCATTGAGTAGCCTCTGTACCCTCTTCTTTTAAAATAGTACAATAACCTAGGTTTGTTATTTTCAGCTAATATGGGCATTCCATAAAACACACAAGCCATAAGTACATCTTCAAAAAACATTTCAGAAGTTTGTGGTCTTGCAATGTATTCTAAAAAAAATGAATTTGGAGGAGCATTTTCCATGCTAAACTTAGTTAACCCATGTAGTGCACCCTTAGATCCCTTGCCGTCAACTGTTCCTGATATGTCATAACTATCGCACCCAAAAGCGCCAATATGTTCATTGCCGGGAAACCTAAGACCATTTTTTGTGTATTGCTTATTTTGCAATTCATAATTAGGAACCCAAGTTATTTTAAACCTACCGTTCGGGTTTGGCGTAAATTTAACTTTAGTGTCTTTTATTCCATTTTCCCACGAAAAGCTACCAATATTTACTACATTAGTACTTGATAAATCTTCGTTATAATCTATTTGTTCGTATAATTTAACAAGGTTAAATATACTGTTCTTTGTTTCATCTCTAAACGCATGCTCTTCCGTGCGTGGAAACTGTCTATAAAACTCATTTAAAGCGTCCTGGTCGCCTTTTAATCCTTCCGCTTCATTATTCCAATGCTCGATGACTCCGACTTCGATAGCGTCCCCGTGTGGGCCAATACAGTTTGCTGGTGGGTCTTCGAATACAGGCATTCCATAATTGTCAATGAATCCTTCGTAATTCCATTCCATAGGAATGAACAAAGAATATAATCCTGACTTAGTCTGTCCATTGCGGTTTCTTTTCGTGACGTCTGAGTCATTATAAAGCTTTTTAAAATTTTCGCCTCCTTTATCTAAAGCGTTTGACGTTGACCCCATCATGCACTTACCGATAATTCTTGCTCCTAGTCTTAGCGTTGTTTTCGTAACCCTCCAGTTGTTGAGGATGTTGTCCGGCCTTTCCCATTTTCCCGATTCATCGTGGACGAGGAGTTTAAGCTTCTCCCCATCGTAGGAGTTATCACCAGTGTTCTTCCAGTCGATCGTTGTGTCGAGCCCTTCCAATAACTCTTGATCCTGTTTATTTTGTATGGATTTTCTAGTGAGTCTACTGGCTGGTATTCTATAGGCAAGTTCTGTCTTGGGCCTGTCCATACCGTCCTGGATCGGTTTGAAAAAGAACGGGTAGTTGACTGATATTGGTACAACCTTGTCTGTGAACATTTTCTTAGCATCCGCTCCAGACTTAGACAAGATACCGTACCGTGCATCTGACGTAATTGTTGCCAAGTTAACGGTTTCTGCTGAAGACATAAATGAAAATCCTGAACGACGGTTCTTAAGGTAGCACATTCCATAAGCTCGTGAGTCTGCTTTACAAGCCTCCCAGAATATAAAGAATAATCTGTTTGCTTCCCTAAAGTCTGGCTTCCCAACGTCAATTTTGGAGTGCTGCAGGTACATAAAGTGAGTACCAGTAATGTAAGTAGCCATGCCCTTATTATTAAACCAATGGCCTTCGTCTCTTCGTTTAAATTGTTCATCTATATATGGTTCCCATTTTTCTTTGAAGTCATCAGGATAATCTCGCCAATCAAAAACGCTTTGTATTCGTTTTAACTCTTTAGGATATTCTTCTACCGTCCATTTATCATGCGACTTATCTATTTTAGCTGGCTCTTTGGGTAAAGCTATTTTTAAATTCTGTATATTATATATTTCACCTATTTGTCCAGTCTTGCTTATTACAACAATATCATGTTCTTTGCTGTAGCCGTATTTCCATTTCTTAGATTTGTTTAATCTAGATATTGTATTTTTCTTAATTGGCGTTATTACGCTATATAAGCTTTGCTCGTACATTATCTAGATCTTTTTTCAGCAAATCCGCTAAAAGTTTTTTTAGAAGGCTCTTCTTTTGGTTTTTCTAGCAAAAGATTTTCTTCTTCTTGTATTCTATTAAGTATTTCAAAAGCGTCGAATATAGCTAACTTTTTTGTAGCAGCAGCGTTTTTTAATCTATCGGCTGAGATGTCATCGTCTGAATCAACAATAGCTTCTTTAGCTACTTTGATTAACTCCTCAACCGCTTTATGTCCAGCTTGGATTATATTCTTCTTCGTTTCCTTGATATTCATATTTAATTGTAATTTGATTGGTTGGTATGCGATACAATTTTTGTTTATTAATAATAAACTCATATTCCATACCAGGTCGGAAACCGACTACATCACCAGGCTCTACACTTTTTAAAGCTGGATCTTTATATTTTAATATGCCTTTTAAAGGTTTTTCAAAATCAATAGAAAACATTTTGTCTTCTTTTATAGGAGCAACAAAATTATATCCCGATAATGGTATCCACTTAATTATATGCTTATAAGCGTATATCTGCATCTCATTCACAAAATATAAGTCGTCCTTATAATAGCTTCTGCTATTTTTTTCAACACCTCTAATATCTCTGTATCTTCTAAAAACGTTATGATGCACAATAACTTCATCGCCTAAACATATACCTGTTTGGTTATTTATAGGCAAGCCCATTACAATACCTATTCTTGAAACAAAATTATGATCCTGTAAATCGGTATTTAATATTAGTTCTGTGTTGTCAATTGTTTTAGAGTTGTTATATCTTTCGCTAACTGGCTTTATAACAAAATCAAAAACACCGTGCATTAATAATCTATATTATATTCTATGGCTATTGCCATATTTTTATTAAAATCTTTCCAAGGTATAACGTCATTTCCCTTTTGTATATAGATAGAGTACTTTTGTTCTTCCTCTATAATGTTAACTATAGTATGACCACCATACACTTCCTGTCCAACAGAGTAGTGCATGGCGTCATTTTTATAGTCTTTTCCTATACTAATCTTCCTTAGGAGATTCATTTTCTTTGATTTCTCCGCTTTGAATATCTATAGAAACGTTTCCGTATTTATCTTCAAGCTTTTGTTGAAGTTCATTTAAGCTTTTCTTAATACCTACTAACTGATGCAATAAATCATGCTTTTGTGCCTCTAGGCCACCTATTTGTAATTGATACTGATTAATTGCTTTTACAAGTTCTTGCAAATCAGAGAGTTCTCCGTTTTCTACTTTTGATACTAAATCCTTTACTTTACTCATTTTATTTAATTTAATTTTTGTTATTGCTGGATTTTTTTGCTTTTTCCCAGGTACGCCCAACAAAATACGCCCCGTATACTGTTATTAATAAAGATTGAAAAATTGGTATATATTCTTCAGTTATTGCAAACTCCCCAATGTTACCATCAAAAAAACACAATGCGGTAAATATAACCGTTAAATATATAAGCACCATTGGCCTTATGTTCTTTGAAAGGAAGGAGTCTGAGTTCATATCCGATTCCCATCTTCTAGTAACTTGCTCTTGTGCTTCCTTGTCGGCTTTTTCAAGGATTTCTGTAATTAGCCTTTGGGCTTCTAGTTTTTCCTCTTTTGTTGTAGTAAGATTATCTAAAACCTGCCCTACTTCTTTTATTACTGATCCCGTAAGCCATTCCCAAATTTTTTTCATTTGTATGGAAACATTTTATTTAACTTCTCTTTTCTTTTATTGCAACCGCACCCGCCGGGGATTTTATCAGCCAGCTTTTTTATTCCGGTTGCTTTTGTAAATTTTTCTATAGTATCCCCTAATCCTTTCAGTTCCATTAGCAATTCCATTTTCTTAACGCTAAAGCCTTTCTTGTTGGTTTACCGTTTGGTTTTTTCATTGGACCTTTTACACCACTCATTCTAGCGCAAAATGATTTTCTACGCTTAGCGGCCTTGCTACCTGGTTTTAATTTAGAAGGCTTAGTTGTTACTGCTGTTTTTAATTTAGATCCCGGGTTTTCCCTTCTGTAAGCGTCAACACCTTTTTGGTTGAGCCCTCCAGTTTCTGATTGACCTTCTTTTCTGGCCCAAGCCCCGCTTTTTTTAAACGGGGAGTTTTGAATATAAGCCATAATATTATCCTTTTGAATTTAAGATTTTTTGTTTTAAAGCGTCTGGCAAATTTTTCTGATTACCAATTAAAGCTTTCATAGCTGGGCTTTTAGGCATCATTTTATAAGGGCTGCTTTTCATATTAGCTGCGCTTGATAATGCCGCTTTCTGCTTATCAAACCCACCTGCATCGCTTAAACGAGCATCTCTTTCGCCTAAATCAATTTTACCGCCTTTGCCAACTGATTGTTTAGATTGGGCAATAGCAGCATCTCTACCACCTTTAAACCCTTCATATTCCGCCTTGTTTTCAGCAAGCTTTCGCCCGAGTTTTTCAAACTTTTTTTGTGATTTACCTAAACCTAAAAATCCGCCTTTGCCCATAACGTTTTTTTCTGCCGCGCTAAATTTACCATCTTTATTCGTATCGTATTTAGCGTATTCGCTAAGCTTTCTATTTGTTTTATCAATTTTATTTCCAGCCTGTCTAGTTTCTCTTCCGCCAATCTTAATAGCTCTGTTGTCAAACCGTCTTTGCCATGGTCGTTTAGCATCACCCTTAACAGCTACTTTGTATGAATTAAAATCTGTAGTTTTAGTTGTAGTACCTGGAGTGTAAGTATCAGGCTCGTATGTTCCTGTGCCAACCTCCTTAGTGTTTTTCTCTAAGTACTCTTTTCCTTTAGGTGTTTTTAAGAACGCGTTCCAATCCTCGTTAGAAGCATACCCACCAGAGCCATCATAAGTGTCCGTGTTAACCTTCTTCATTATTTCTTTGCCTTTTACAAGCTTATCCGGCTTAACTGTAGTTCTTGATGTTTGAACGCCTAGTTTGCCGCCTTGATAAGAGTCGGTTTGCTCTATAGTTTCTTTAGCTTTGTTTTCAAGCTTTACTTTTTGTTTTACAGGTGAGCCCATGTTTAAAAGCGGTTGGCGAACCATGCCTTTGTCTGTAGCGTGCTGCACTCTTGATGTGATTGGTTTATTCATTTTGTTAGTTTTTAAAATCCAGATAGGTTTTTTATTGCTGTTGACATATCGGGTACTTCTATGTTAAAATCTTTTTTAGATAGATCTTCCCCCATTTCTTTAAATTTTTTAGTATAGTCTACCTTCGGTGGCTCGGCTGTAGCTGCTTTTTCTGGGGCTACTTGCTGAGTTTTTTTATCCTTATCAAGGGCCGTGCTAACCATACCTCCTATAGAATCTTCAAATCTATCTAAAGTTTGGGCGTTTCCCTCTACCAAAGCCATGTTCATCTTCATTGGTGAACTTTTACATTTTTGTGTTATAGGTGTTGCTTTCATTTTAATCGTTTTTATAAGCTTCATCTTCCCACTCAAATGAAGCGTGTCCTTCTTGTAGCTTTTGGCCCGCACTAAAAAGCGCTCCTCCAACTCTTTCGTATTTTCTAGCAGGAGATCTGGTGTCTTTTTTCCAAATCACTTCCTCATTACTATATTGCAATCTATTTTGAAGCATTTGATCGTGGTGTACGTTTTCGTGATCTACCGCTTCTTTCTTTTGTTGAGCAGAAACATTTTTGTTTATAAAAGTAGTGCCGTCTCTATTCGCTTCAGCTATAACCCCATTGTCTAAAGATTTTTCAAACACCGGTCTACCAAACTCAGACAGTTCTTCGTTGATGCCAAATACTTCTCCTTTAGACTTTAACTTAAATGCCATTATTCTTTTTTACCGCCCATTAACTTTCCAGCTAACGCTCCTGCAGCGCCTTTAACTAAAGCAGGTGCTAATGCAGCAACTAATGGAGCTATTTTAGCCGGTGACTTTGGTGCTCCTAATTTGTTTGGGCCACATCCTTTGTATCCTTTATACGCCATAATTATCTTTCTTTATCTTTAATCATATCGTCAATAGCTTTGTTATAAACTTTATCAGTATATGTTTTGTTTTTATAAAATGTACTTCTTTCAGACGTTGGCAAATCCTCTTCAGCCAACATTATTCTGTATATTCTTTTAATTAAAGTTTGGCATTTAAACGATGTCTTATATATTGCATACTTCATCGTGGTTCTGTTGCGCTCCCGCCAAACATCTATCCAACCTTCTTTGCGAAGACGTTCCCATCGGTTTTTATCCCAGCTATAGGTGTACGCTCCTTCAATAAAATTATTACGTGTAAATCGCTTTTTGCAATCTAAGTAAATAAGCAATTCTAAATCAGCATCTTTTAAATTATAAGTTTTACAAGCCCATTTTCTTATGAGCCTGTAATACTTAAGTAAATTCATTTGCTGTAAGTCCGAGGGCGTTAAAATCATTCCACAAGCACTATATCAGTAATCTTTATAACGTAATACAAATTTTCTTGCCATTCAATGCCGTGCCCAGCGTGTTTGTCATATCTTACAATATCACCTTCAGAAACTAATTCTTTTACTTGGTCTCCCACACTAAGTACCTCGCCTTTTATATATCTTACGTCTTTATTCTGCTTTTCCGTTAATTCAAGACCTCCTACTTTTTTCGGCGCCTCTTTTATCTTGTTGACTATTACAAAATGGTTTATTGCTTTCATTATGCTAGTCTTTTATTGCTTATTACACAATCGGCAGATATTATAGTTGTTACCACACTTACAGCATTTTTTAATGCAGACTTAGTAACTAACACTGGATCTATAATCCCTGCTTTTATCATATTAACATCTTTGCCTGTTTTAACATCTATGCCTCTATTTTTAATTTGAGGATAAACAATGTTGATACCGGCATTTTCCAATATAATATGGTAAGGCTCTTTAATAGCCTCAAGCAATACCTCTTCACCCTTGTTTTTGGGTTTAATTAATTTAGAAGCATTTAACAAAGCAACGCCACCCCCAGCAACAATTCCTTCTTTATAGGCAGCTTTTGTCGCGTGTATCGCGTCTTCAACACGGTCCTTTTTTTCTTTAAGCTCAACTTTGGAGTCTGCTCCAACGTATACTATTCCAACCTGACCGGTTAGCATAGACAATCTTTGTTCTAGCTTTTTCTTAAAAAATGGGTTAGATTCTTCTTCTATTTGTTTTTCTACGTCAATTATACGTAAAGCAATTTCTTCACTAGCTTCACCAACTTGCAGTACAGTGTTTTTATCGTCCGTAACAGCTTTAAATGCGCTGCCTAATACATTAGGGTCTATAAGATCTAAATCGTCCCCTAACTCTTCGTTTATTATTACCGCGTTAGTGAGTAAAGCTAAGTCCTCAATTGTTTGCTGCTTAGTAGGGCCAAAACCCGGAGGGTCTACTATGTTAACTTTTATATTACCCTTAACCTTGTTTGCTAAAAGTGTTGCATATGGCTGTTGCTCTACGTCTGCTACAATTAGTAAACTTCTTTTTTGTTTTATAACATGCTCCAATATATTCTGCACCCTCCTAATGTTTGGTATTGGCGAGGATACTATAAGCACGTACGGGTTTTCTAATACAGCTACCCCTTTGTTTACGTCTGTAGCTAAATGAGGAGATTTTAATCCACTATCGAATTGTGCGCCATCAACAAACTCAACATAAGTTTCATTTGTATCAGACTCTTCCATTAATACGACGCCATTTTTCCCAACTTTTTCGTAAGCTTGTCCAATTTTGGTTCCAAGTTCTTCGTCGTTATTACAGCTAATAATAGCAACGTTTTTAAGCATTTCGCCTTCAACTTGAGTACTGGACTTGTCAAGATATATTTTAACTTTGTTAGCACCACTAATAATGCCTGCTTTAAGTTCTCTAACTTCTTCTTCATCTAATTTTTTGTTTGCAATTTTTAACAACGAATGCGCTAACACAGTTGATGTTGTTGTTCCGTCTCCAGCTTCTTTTACGGTATTGCTAGCGGCTTCCTTTATTAAGGTTGCCCCTATGTTTTCAACCGGATGTAATAAGACTACGCTTTCTGCAACGGTTACACCATCTTTTGTAATCACCGGTCTACCAAGGGCGTCTTCATATATTACGCATTTACCTGAAGCTCCTAATGTGCTCTTTACAGCATTTGATAATTTTTCAACGCCTTGGATAATTTGTTTTTTAGCATCACTGCCGAAAGTGAGCGTTTTTACTATTTCGCTCGGATTATTGTATTCCATTTAATTTAATTTAATTTAATTAACTCTTTGCTAGCAGTGTATTTATTTAAAGGTCTTAACTACTTTAGGTCCGTTCAAAAATTCAACTTTCTTTTTGTAGTGTTCAATAGTTTTATCTATTGAAGTTTCAGCGGCCTCCATTGTTTCGCGCCGCGTAACATCCTTCCAGGTTTCTTCATCGCGAAGATCTTGGTATTCTGTTTGGTAGTAACCGTTTGGTAGTTGAACTATTCGCCAGTTTGCTTTATCAGCTATATGGTTCCATAGTTTAATTCGGTTTTCATTTGGTTGTGGCTGACTAGTCCACGAATTAGTCTCGTAATAAAACGTCATTGGTTTTGGTTTTTATGTTATTATTTGGTTTGCACTTACCCGTGCCAGGTATATTATTATTATTACTCGGTTTTAGGGAATTTTACTTTTAATTTATAACTAACATAATTGAAGAGGGATTTATTTGGTCTTCAATATTAGATGCTATAGTAGTTTCTATTGCGGTAACCTGGTCTTCACCCATGGCTGCTTTACACCAAGCTACAACATCTTCATTGGTTAATTCATCAAAAGATTTAAAGCCGCTTAAATCATCTACGTGTAATATTTGGGTGCCAATTATATCACTTGTGTAAACTGTTTCTGTATCTTCACCCGTTACACGATAGTGCACGTTATACACAACATTTTCGTAATTATCTTTTTGCGGGTATACATCGACTGTTCTGCAGTCCCATTCGTAATTTATCATTTTTTTTATTTTAAATTAATTCTTTTAATAATATGCCGGTGTTTATGTATCTCCAAATTCCGTTGGCTTGGAATCTAAGCACAATCTTGTCGTTAGCATTGAATGTAGCTGTTTCTGCAAAATCAAATGAAACAACTTCTCCTGCGGTATTGCTATAGGAAGAGGTTCTTGACTGGGACAAAGATCCGTTTACATAAACCTGCAAAGTAGCAGAGCTTCCCGTGGGGCCTTGATTGTATGAGCTATAAGGGTTGTCTACTATACTAATCTTATTAACACAACCTTTAAAAGGTGGTATTATAGTGGCGTAAGCATAAGGAAAAGCGGTAGTCATCCCCGTATCATATATCGTTAGGTTGTTTGTGTTACTATGATAACCCCTCCAATTTAAAAACATTGTTTGGCCCTTAAAAGTATCGGCTTGCATTATTTTTCCCATATTACCAATTATTTTGTACTATATTTACCCACTCATATGTGGAAGATCCTGTTTGCATGCACATATCTACGTAGCTATTATTTCCAGATGTTCTATATCTTAATGTTCCGACATTTGTACTTGCCGCAGCCGAAGTATCATCAGCCATTCTAATGCCACCATTAACGTCTAATTTAGAAACAGGGGGGTTAATTCCAACGCCAACTTTTCCTGCAAAGGTAGCTGTAGTGCCGCTGAAAAATCCAATGCCACTTGAAACCCCACTAAAAGTACACACCTGATTAAACTGGGTAAAGGAGCTACTGCCAAATTCACTTACATTGGTCGTCATTGTTATATGATCGTTGCCTCCAGTCTGAAGCCTCATTTTGCCTCTTTTAGTTGAGCTAAACGACCAACCGTCCATTCTATCAACTTCTATTCCTACTTCGTTGTATTGGCCTGTTTGTGAATCCGTGTTAGCTTTGAAAAGCATTGTAACCGCGTCATTTTGAACCCCACTTGAATTTGCTGATTCAAAAACACAATGATTACCACCAAAAGAAGTATCCTTACTTGTTATCATTCCAACAGATATACCTCTAAGCATAGAACCACCACTTAAGCCGCTTGCTACAGAAAAATTACCTTGGTAATCCGTCCTTAGATAAGTGAAGGCGCTTCCCATCATACCCCTGCCTTCCATTGATATGGCAGCATAAGTAGCGGTAGACGTGCTAGTGTCTTCAACTCTTAAGGTTCCGTAAACATGAAGCGGGTCTTGCGGGACACACATAACCCCAACTTGTCCTTGTGCCGTTACTGACAAAACGTTCGAATTATTAACATTAACAAACATCCCGCCATTGTTGCCAGTATCCCCCTGTAGTCTTATTCTAGCGTTCGTATAAGGAGATGTTGTTTTGTAGTGCGTCCATTCAGATCCAACAAACCCTGGATTTTGGTGCCAGGAAATTCCCCCCATGTTTGGGCTGCTATTATTCCAATAAGCATAGAGGCCTTGAGCGGGATAAGAAGAGGTGGTGTTTAATCTTATGTTTCCATTTTCTACAGTAAGTTTATCGGTAGGGTTTGTTGATCCAATCCCTACTTTTGCGGCACCATATCCCATTATAACATCACCGCTATACCCAGATATAGTCATATTAGTAGTGGATCCGTCTTTAAAATATGTGGTTGTATTAGAGCCAACAACAAAATTTAAACCTCGATTTGTTGATGCTATTTCGTTGACTCCTGCAGACGAGTTGTTCTTAAGAGTGAGTGGATATCCTGTCAATCCCTCCATTATAATTTCGCCGTCTACGGATATATCGGATAAGGTTCTAACTGCCATGCTCCATTTTATTTAATTTTATTATATTTTAACTTATATGTTCATATTGTTAATCAATACTCTTATCGAGTTGGCCGCTGGAGCAGTGTTAAACGTTATATCAACATCACCGCCAGAGCCCCTCTCCACATCGGCTATAACTGTTGCCCCCGAGGAAGTATCAACTAGCTGCACCATAAAAGCAGTGGAATCATTTCCAAGGCCATGATTTTTGTTTGGCGCTGTCGCACCTGAATTTTGTAATGTTATAGTAGTTGCAGACCCATTGCCTATAGTTGAATGATATTTGCCTGAAGCTAAAAGATCGTATAACTCTATATGCTTGTTTGCATTCGCTACATCCCCGTCATATACAGGAATCATAACACTGGATTTGTCTAAAGGAGTAATATCTGCGTAAGCTAAGCTCGAAATATCAAGACCAACTTCTACTGATCCAGTAGCTGCACTTAAATTAATCCCAAGTAGATCTCCAGTTGTGGATGCCGCTATAGATACAACTCCTTCGTCAGACTGTACAATTGACCAATCACCAACAACCGAAGCGCTTGCTGCCGCATCGCTAACCGCTATAACAGAATCTCCAATATCTAAGGTGTCTCCAGAACAGTAGAAAGAGCCACCAGCCGTAGCAACCAAGTAGTAATCACCAGTAGTAACCGCAATCCTAGTCCCGGCACCGCCTGGACAGTTATATAGATAAGATCCAGTGTCTACGCCTGAGAGTATTTCACCCGTATCAGCTCTAAAAGTACCTTTAAATGTTAGTCCACCAGATACCAAACCATCTACATAAGCTTTAGAAGCTGCATCTGTTCCAGCAGATGGGGTGGTTGGTATTGTTACTTGTCCGCCAAAGCTTGATTGGCCTGTACCTGAAACTGTTAGTTCACCAGCTATCGTTACATCGTCTGGCAAACCAATCTGTAATTTATTAGCGGTAGCCGTCTGAGTTATTTCAACTTCATCGGCTGTGCCTATAATGTTTACTATATCTGTAGTAGAATCAGTACCTACTAATTTAATATCAACACCAGCTGTAGCGTTCGCCGCTGATTCCAAATCGTATGTAACAACATTTGTGTCTGTCCAAGGCACGTTTACAACAAGCTTATCTTCATCATCGGTTTCAACTTGATACAATCTGTTCGCTGAAGTTGATATATTTTCCGGAGCCTGAGTCGTTTGGCTATCTGCTACATTAACGCTAAACTGAGTACCAGTCAACGTTAGCCCTACGTCAGCTGTATATTCTGTATTATCGTTTGGAAAAGTATAAGTAATTAAATATGGATCTGCATTTGTTCCAGTCCCTGTTAATGCGGCTCCAGCTGTTCCAGCGGTTCCATTAGCAGCAAATTTAACAACCTGATTAGTTGTTACATCATCTGTTTGAGTCCCGTCAGTGATTTGCCATTGATCGTAATTTGTATCCGCTCCAACAGAAATCCATATGGTGCCATTGTATACTCTTAATTCGTTATTAGCGGTGTTCCAATAGGTTTGACCAATTGAAGGCGATGGTGAGGTGGGGTTGTTCGCCAATGGGTGTATTGATGCGAACTGTAATTCTTTTGTGTTAAGATTAATGTTACCATCTACATCTAATCCGACTAAGTATTTAATATCTGCCATTTTTGTTAGTTTAAGTAAGCTTTGCCGGAAAATGCGGCGTTAAAAGTTATTGTTAAGTTATTATCATCTATATATGTTACTTTGCCGACTACCTCTTCATCTGAAAAAGGAGCCGAAACCGTAACTGAAGGTTTTTTATTTAAATCGTGTTGTATTTGCCAAAACGCGCTAGCCTGCGCTTGAGGGTATTCAAAGAACTTATCACCTTGCCCACCAAACTCTCCTATAATATAATGTTTCTCTTTATTTATAAAGCCATTACTTTCATTCATAAAAAAAGAAAACTTATAAAAGCCAGGAGCAAAGTTATTATCTAAGCCAACTAGCTTGCAGGTCACAAAGTTATTTATATTACCCATCTCAGCTATAATTAACTCTTTACTTAAAAACGTCTTTATATAATCAGCAATGATTATATCGCCGCTATTCTTGGTGCTAACTATTAAATCAAACAAGTCCGTCATAGGCAGCCCGTGCCCACCGCCACCTTCTAAGCTAATTGTACCGTGCTCCCTGCCTTCTGTTATATCGTCTTGAAATTTAAAAATAACTTGATCAGCAACAGCAACAAGGTTCCGCTCATTAAACAAGGCCATTACTTCTCTTAAAGAATAATTTTTTGTTTTCTGAGCTTCCCCGATTCCGTTGTCTGTGCCTATAACCTTGTCATTAATTTCAGGTTTTGCATCAAGTGCATAGGTGCTTATTCTTGCCATATATTAGAATGAAAATACTGTTGCGTTTGAGCCAGGAGTTGCATATACGTCTATTTCAACATACTTACCATCTCCAGCTATAAAGCTATTAGATCCGTCTTTTACTTCTATTTGGTTTGTGCCAGCTGCGTTTTCTGTAAATATTCTCATTTGACACGCATCTCCGTGTACCCAAGCTTGATACTCTTTTGTTGGATCACACGTAGCTTGCCCGCTGGCGTTATTAGCAAACCCTAATCCTACAACCATAAAGTTTATTTTACCACTTGTTATTGTAGACGCTATAGTTGCAGCTGTAGCGCTATCCATTCTGTATATGCCGGCTGTTGAGTTGTCAGCGGTGTCGTAACGGGCATTTTGAATTGCGGGAATATAGGAATAATTATTTTGCCCTGTACCTGATTGATTAGGTAAATTAGCAAGATTGTTTTGTTTGTCCCATATTGCTCCAGTGTTGCTTTCGTCTACGTCTGAAGCATCAAGCTGCCATCCTGGTCCGTTTCTAAGCCACCAGGTTGATGTATTTGGTGGAGTAGTACATTGTCCTGTGACTGCCGCCGGGGTTGATATGTAAGCATATGGGGGGTTCCATGACTTGCTAGCAAAGAATTGATTTTCCGTTGGTCCTTGGTGTTGATAAGGAAGACCATTTTTGTTTGCTATATCATATCTTCTTAGCAAGAAAGAGTGGTATGTGCCGGCGTTGTCGTAACCCCAAGCTATTAGTGCCATACCGCCATCGTTGCAATCATGACCCTGAGGTGCAATTGTTGGTGATATATTCGTAATATTACCCGTTGCAAGAGGGGCTCTTAATATGTCTTCTACCTCTAGTGTCCATATAAGTGAACCAGTTCCTGATTTTGAAAATTCACTATTAAGAGTCGCAGCGTCAAATTCTATTGTTAGCCCTGGGTCTATATTGTTAGAGGTAGGTGCTAAAGCGCCACTATCAAGTTGGCATGTGTAATAAAATTCTAAAGGATTTGCACCGACTCCGGTTATTTTTCGTATTTGAAATGTTGCGGAGGGATATAAAGCAACAAGTGTACCGCCGCTAGGGGAAACACTGTTTGCTATAGCAGTTTCACCTGCCGTATGACCATTATATGTATCGGTACTTAGATTTTCCATCTTTTTTCCATCCCATATATTATCGTATGTAACGCCAGGATATATCCAATTACCACCCGTTGAGTCCGCGGTTGCTCCAGAATAATCTAATAATATTTCTGTTTTAGTTAATGTGTCAAAAGCGGCCCCAATTTCTAATATATATGGTGTTCCTTCATTCTGATCTACATCCTCTATCTCTAACTTTATTCTTGTTAATCCTGCTGCAACGCTTGAAGATTCTAATGTAAACCTATAATCTACTGCTACACCACTAACTTCATCTTTGGTAAAAGTCCAGTTAGCTGGTAACCCAGGTGTCCACACGCCACCGACATCATAGTAGGTAGTGATGGTTACATCCGAGGCCGCATGATCTGGATCGCAATAATGACCTTCCCATTTATAAGGATTGCCTGCTGTGTCGGTAAATAAAGGAGCAACATCATCTGCACCACAGTTATTACCTAGTCCATTAGATATTTTAAATGCTGGATATTCTATAACTTCATCTATTGTAAAGTTTACGGTTCCAACTGCTGAATAGCACCCTCCGTCAAACACTTGCCATGTAAAAGAATCGGTACCAAAATAATTAGTATCAGGTGTATAATCATAAGCACCTGTAGTGGAGTTTAAAGAAACGGATCCATTGTCTGGCTGATTAACTATGCTCCACTGAAGAGCCAACGGGCCATCTCCGTCAGTCGCAGGCAATCCCCCTGAAAACGTTTGATCTTCATTTATTGTATGAGACACAGATGGGCTTAATATAACGGGGCAATCGTTTAATGCTTGAATCTCACAGCAAGCATCCCACCATATTGTAGTTACACCAGCGTCCTCTCTTACTATGTAGTGAAACTTAACGGCTGTTCCTGTAACCCACTTTCCGTTGTTTTGGTTGTTGGGTATATATGTTCTTGTGCCACTACCAGACCAGGTAGTCCTTACCCTGTTTATATTACCAGAATTTATAGAAGTAAAATCCAAAAAGTCTGCCGGGATATCAGCTGAGTTTGCTACAAACACAAAATAACCTTCTTCTCCTGTTGTTAAATCAGCAGGTCGTATTTCTCTTTTTGCCAGAGGTATAACACCAAATGGAATTTCCATGTACCCATTATACTTGTCTACAATCCAGTTTTGATTGCCGGTTGAATAATCTACAGTGTCCCATCCTAATTCGGGCGAAATGGTTAGAGCGCTTCTATATTTTATAATGCTGGTATTAGCATCGATAACAAGCACTTTATCTTGTGTATCATCTTGGGCTGTTCCGTCTAGTTTTACGTTTCCAGATCCAATAGCAACTTGATTTGTCTGGTTTGCTAAAGCATCTTTACCTAATGCTAGCGCTCCAGTTGCATCTGCTACGGCATCATACCCAATAGCCGCCGCTCCAAATCCTTTAGACGCGGATTGGAATCCAATAGCAATTGTTGCTTGCTGATCACCTCTATCGGGATTTGCTGTTTCAATTGCAAAAGCTTGGTTTAGGTTGACTGATATTGGAGTAGCAATGGTTATTTCATACGGTATGGTGTTCGTTGGGTATTGTACGCTTAATATTTCTACTTTAGCAGAAGGATCGTCTCCGGTATTTGCAATTAAGTAATCCCCGGCGTTTATTGTTCCGCTGATTAGTTTTAATTGTAGTGTTGTTGCGTCTGTGTAGTCTGCGGTCCATAAACCAAACCCATCATTACCTGCTCCAACATTATAGCCAGCAGTAAAAGAGCCGTGACCTCCTGACACACCCCTATGTCCAGAAGCAAATGCGTCATTACCTAATGCGATAGCCCTAAAGTTAAATGCAGCAGAGCCTTCGCCACCGGCGAAATTTTTATTACCAAGCGCAATATCTGTAATATTAGCAACTTTTGAACCCTCACTGGCTAAACCGCCTTTAAAATATATTTCTGTGGCTGGTGTATCATTGTCGCCGTTCTGGTAGACTAAAGAATCACCAATTGTTCCGCTATCTGGCGTCCATAATGGCAAATAATGCAATGTTCCTTGCCCTAAGACAAAACCTTGCCCACACTCTGGGCCCCATTGCACATAACCGTTCTCATCAGACATCAATATTTGATTAGCGACGCCAAAATTATCACTTTTATCGGATACTTTACCTCTTATCCTTAGTGTAGAAGGTACAATAGTAGTATTATCTACGGTTGTTCCAAGTACTGTGTTGCCAACAACGCTAAAATTGCCATCTACAGTGATTATTGTACCCGGCACCCCATTTGAAGGAGAGCTATCTTGGTGCATTATTGAGTCCGTTATCCTAGTTCCATTACTATTAAAGACTGGAATGTGAAAATCGGTTGCATCTGGGTTAACAAATACGTCAATAACATACTCTGCAATCCCTAGAAGCGTAAAATTCTTTGTTATATTATAATCGTTTCCATCCGAACCTATCAGTCTATCCAGGTCCGAGATATTAGGATCATCTTCGTAAGTTATTATTCTTGCCATTTGGTTATTTTTTTGTTGCGTTAGCTATATTGTGTAATTTTTTCCTGATTCTTTCTTTGTGCCTTCTCCGTCATTACCACGGTTTTTACTGGGGGATTCCCATCGTTTATCTTTGTGGTCCCAATCCTTGTTTTTAGCTCCGGACGGATCAGATCTGCGCTGCCTTTGGGCGTGTGCTTTTTTCTCTCTCCTCTCAGGTGTCATTGCATAAGCTTTGTCTCTAGCAGCTTTAGCCCTTCTAGCGGTTGGAGATAGTTTTTGTGTCATACCTTGTATGATTACGCTGTTTTCTGTGTTATTAAAAGTGACGATAGCTTCTTACTATTATATATAACTACCTAACGTCATAAAAAAATATTGTAAAAAATTTTTTGTTAGATATATAGAAGTTGAATGTTGCAACCGTACATACAGCGTAGCACCCTCATTCACAAACTCGTTTTGTTTGACCAGCCCCGCGTGATCTTTACGTTTCAGGATCACAGCACCAGGGATCCACGTATAGCATTACCTCAACAGGATCAACTGACTGGCTCATTCCGTGCAAACATTTGGGCTTTCCTGGTTACAGCACACAGGATCAGGATCCCACGCACGCATACACGTGTACATATGTATAGCATTTACATACTTACCACGAATAGTATACGATAATATATATGAATAACAATTAGAAATCATGCGATATAAAATTAACAACGAATCACTACAAATAAATGACCAACACGATATGGTCGATGTAGTAACTAATTCAATCTTCGATACACAATACAGGTATCTGGATTTAACAGAGCAGGTCATCGTGTTTCAACAGATGTTAGACCATAACTTATCTACACACTAAACACGAACTAATAACGATAATATAAATGTAAATAAATAATAACTATGCGTAAATTTAACCACAAAGTCATACTAAAGTATGCTGGCCAAGCACTGGTCATCGGAGTAACAACATTCATCCTAGCAGCATGTGTAATGTTAATGCACGACGTAATCGTCAACGGCGCTCCTAATATCCCTTGCGATATCTGCTACTAAATAAAATATTAACCTTTAAAAAATTATAACTATGTCAAACTTTTCTTACACCCTATTGAAAATAAGCTGGAGAGTATTCGATAAGCATTACACTCAGCTGACAGACGAACAAAAGTCTGAAGTCATGGATATCTACTACGATTTCTACTAGACTTAAAAATACAAACTGAATACGAATAGTATTCGATAATATAAATGTAAATAAATAAATAATAAAATTATGAATAAATCTAAATTAAACGAAACAATTTCAAAACTATCTAAAGAAGAATTAAATGAAATCTTTCCACCGATCGAACGTAAAAACTTCGTAGTCCGTAAATCTTGGTACGGTAGAAACCAAATCATTACCTTTGTAAATAACAAAAATCAAAAGATTACTTACAATCACGATGAGGTTCTTAAAATAATGTTACCTAAACTAAACATTATGCCATGTTGGATTAAAAGAGGTTATTGGTCTCAATCAACCGATATGCCTTCGAATGTTCGAACTAATGTAATCGAAAGAATTGAACTAGACGAAGTAAAGTAATCTAGTTCATACCTAAGGGTGACTATCCGAACCCGGTCTGGGGCAGCCGAACTGGATATTATACTGGCGCGTTGAGATGTGTGCATCACCAGTCTAAATAACGTTGAACAGATCGCAGGTATGCATCGTAACTGATGTGTATAGCAACCACCTATAACTTATTCAATCGATCGGTATGCGACGATAGCTTCTTATTATATATACTTAATACCCTATT